AGTGATGTTCGTGGTTCAGCAGAACTTGTAAGTCAATTCACACTGACATCAGATAGTTCAAATAGCAAAGATGGTAGTTCAACATTATCTGCACAGGCCACACTGTCTTCTAGCAGTGGAGTCACATTAGTCAATGCCGCAAACTTAGATTCACAGTTTACTCTAGAGTCGCAGTCAAGAATATTGAAACTGGCCAACCTAGACATAACCAGCCTAGGTGATCTAGCCGTATCTGCCACACTGACCTTAAATGCAGGTACAAGTCTTGCCAGTAACTTTACACAAACTGCTCTTGCTGGTTACAGCCTAAGTGGTAGTGCAAATCTTGCCGCACAGTTTACAGAGATAGTTAGACCAACACTGATACCAAGTGTTCAATTAGGTGAATTAACTGCCACTGCCTCATTGACTGTAAATGGTGTAATGACATTTAATGGTGTGGCAAATCTAGAAGCATTGGCCACAGAAGTCACAGTTGGTCAAAGAATACAAGGTGCCAAGGCCAACCTAGAGGCAGCATTTACCACAGTGGTCACTGGCTCAGCCACATTGGCAGGCAGTGCCCGTCTTGACGCCTTTGTTGCACAACTGACAGATGGCCGTATCAGTACCACAAGAGGCTCAGCCACACTGTCAGGAACTTTTGTTGCTGAATTTGCCGGTGAACTTAAACTGTTGGACAGTCAGTTTATCTACATGGTGTTGAACGAAAACAGATTATTTGGCATTGAAAGTGAACAAAGAACATATGATGTCTTGTCGGAGAATAGACTCTTTGACATTGAACAAGAGTCAAGAGGCTACCAAGTATTGCCGGAAAACCGCACAGTTGATGTTGGTTATTTTATGCAATAGTAAATATACATTGAGGACAGAACATGGCAACACTAACAGGATTTTTAAAAGACAACGAAGGACTCTACATCATGAAAGATGAAGATGCAGTCCTTACCTATTCACTGGACTGGGGTGATTGGTTGCCTACGGGTACTGTAATAACCAGCAATTCGTTTACAGTGGAAACACTATCAGGCGACACCGATGCATTGGTGAAATCAAGTCAAAGCAATACCAATACCGTTACAACCATAAAAGTCAGTGGCGGCACCGCAGGCAAAATATATAAAGTTTACAACACAATCACAATCACAGGCTCATTAATAGAAAGAAGATTTTTTAGAATAAAAGTTACAGCAAGGAGCCTATAATGGAAGAGCAACAACCAGCACCAAGAGTCGGCACCTCAAAAGTCAAAGCAGTAGATCGTGAGTTAGTTTGGAAACTGGCGTCTATGATGTGTACCATTAAAGAAATAGCAGATGTCGTTGGATTGGCAGAAAATACTGTTAGCAAGAAGTTTGGTGATTTGATTGAAAAGGGTCGCAGTCAGGGCAAGAAAGCCCTACGCAGAGCACAGTTTGAAAAGGCAGTCATGGACAAGGATCCTAGACTGTTAATTTTCTTGGGCAAGCAGTACCTCGGTCAGAAGGATAGCCCAGAAGACAACGACACAACCACCCCACTACCTTGGCAGGAATAATATGACACTAAAAGAACTAGCCCAAGAAATAAAAACAATTAAGGACAATCATCTTGTCCATATGGCACAAGACATTGACCGTATTGAAAAGAAAGTGGAAAAGATGGACACCCGTGTTTGGGCCATCCTGTTGCTACTGGTAGGTGCAGTGGTATTGCCAGAAGTGGTAAATCTTGTGAGGGGTCTAAGTTAATGGCATTGAGTGTTCCACAACAGACAGTCTCAGATGATCCAAACCGTTTCAAGGTCTTGATCACTGGGCGTCGTTTTGGAAAAACATTTCTTGGCATTCGTGAGTTATGCAAGGCCGCAGCCAAAAGCCCCGGGAGCATTAATTGGGTTATTTGTCCCAGTTATCGGATGGCCAAGCAGATTTGGTGGACACAGTTAAAGGCCAAACTAATGGAACTTCGTTGGATTGAAAGTTCAAACGAAGCAGAACTACAGATTGTTCTTAAGAACAAGAGTATCATTGCTCTCAAGGGTGCAGACAATCCAGACAGCCTGCGTGGATTGGGTCTTTCGTTTGTGGTGTTTGATGAATTTCAAGACACACCTAAAGAAGCATTTACGGAGGTCATCAGACCTGCACTGAGTGACAAGAAAGGTCGTGCTCTGTTTACAGGCACACCCAAAGGCATAGGCTCATGGAGTCACGAACTGTTCACAAGAGCCCTAAATGAAAAAGACTGGAGTGCTTTCCAATTTACCACAATTGAAGGCGGCAATGTTGATCAAGAAGAGATTGACTCCGCCAAGAGAGATCTAGATTGGAAAACATTTCAACAGGAATACGAAGCAACCTTTACCACTTGGAGTGGTGTGGTTGCCTATAACTTTGATTACAAAACTCATGTCAAGAAATTAGAAGATCCAGAGACCAGTGTGTTACACATTGGCATTGACTTTAATATTTTGCCAATAACAGCCTGTATCGCACAGATACGGGGTGATCAAGTTCATGTGTTTGACGAGATTAGGATGGAAGGCAGCAACACCGACGAGTTGGCAGAGGAGATCAAAAATAGATATCCCTACAGCCGAGTAGTTGCTTACCCCGATCCTGCTTCGAGACAAAAAAAAACAAGTGCAGGAGGAAGAACTGATTTCAGCATCTTGATGAATGCTGGGTTCAATGTCAAGGCACGCCAATCTCATACTCCTGTGAGAGATCGTGTCAATGGTCTTAATGCCAAACTTAAAACGGCCGCAGGTGCCGTAAGTCTCTATGTGGACCCCAAGTGCAAGCATACCATAGATAGTTTACAAAGACTGTCGTACAAAGAGTCAACTTCAATTATAGACAAAGACCACGGTCTTGATCACCAATTTGACGCATTGACCTATATGACTGATTACCTGTTTCCTATCAAGACCAGAATTGAAACCCCAGAAGAGCCCCTAAGATGGGGCGTCGCAACCAAGAGGCTATAAAAATGAGTTTACTACCAAGCAATGCAGAAGCAATCAAATCAAAACTACTGCAAACACACAAAGCCTGGCAAGATAATATTGAAAGATGGGTCTTCCTGATTGATAGTTATCTTGGTGGCAAAAACTTCCGTGATGGCAAGTACCTTACTGCCTATGCCATGGAAGATCAAATGGAATATGAAAGCCGTTTAGATTCTACACCCTATGACAATCATGTCAAGGCCATTGTGGCAATCTACAACAGTTTCTTGTTCCGTGTAGAACCAGATAGAAAAATGGGCAGTCTAGAAAACGATCCTGGACTTGAAGGCTTCATGAAAGATGCTGATCTAGATGGTCGCAGTTATAGTGCAGTCATGCGTGATGTCAGCACCTATGCCATGGTCTACGGCCATGTTTGGATTTTGTTAGACAAGCCGCCAAGTCAAGCCTTTACCCGTGCTGAAGAATTAGCACAGGGCGTTCGCCCTTACATGAGTTTGGTTACTCCAGAAAATGTTTTAGACTGGCGTTATCAAAGAAGTGCCAGTGGTGTTTATGTCTTGACCTATTTGAAAATATTTGAAGGCAGTCATGATGGCATTGACACTTTCCGTATCTACACACCAGATGTGGTACAGGTTTGGCAAATGGGTTCAGGCGATCCAGAAATAATCACTGAGATGCCTAATGAATTGGGCAAGATACCAGCAATCTGTGTCTATGGACAACGAAGCCCAACCAAAGGCGTTGGTGTAAGTCTCGTTGGTGATGTGGCCGATATGTGCCGTGCCATAGCCAACGAGTACAGTGAGGTAGAACAATTGGGGCGTTTAACAAACCACCCCAGCCTCGTAAAGACTGCTTCAACCTCAGCCGCAGCCGGTGCAGGATCAATCATACAAATGCCAGAAGACCTACAGGCAGATCTCAAGCCATACCTATTACAGCCCAACGGTGGCAGTTTGGATGGTTTTCTAAAAAGCATTGAAAATAAAGTTAGTGCCATTGACCGTATGAGTCACATGGGTGGCATTCGAAGCATTGAAACACGCAGACTAAGTGGCATTGGCCTGTCAACAGAGTTCCAACTTTTAAATGCCCGATTGGCCGAATCTGCGGACGGATTAGAGCACGCCGAAGAGTCTATCTGGACCTTGTATGCACAATGGCAGGGCACCACATGGGATGGCGAAATAGATTATCCAGACACATTCAACATTCAAGACAAATACAACGACATGAATATGTTGAAGTTGGCCAAAGATGCCGCACCACGCAGTGATGTTCTACACTCAGTGATTGAAAAACAAATGTTGAAGATCATTGCCAGTGAAGAAGAATACGAAGAATACGAAAGTATGCTGGATCCAAGTTACATGACTGAGCCAGGCACAATTCAAACAGCACAGCCTACAAATTCTACACAAGGTGAACATCCTAGTCTAGCAAATAGTAGTCAAGCAGATAGATTGGCACACATACAAACCATGTTGATGGAAGGTTACAGCAATGATGAAATCATTGCCCTACATCCAGAAGTAACCTTGCAAGACATTGTTAATGCGGGTGCAGCCGCCGCAAGAAACAACAACTAATGGGTAAACTGGTGCTCATAGACGAAGACGATGACACCGTTGTGATCGAGCCTAGTCTTGAGGATTTGATTGAGGAGTTTCGTTACAAGATCGCCTCAACTGATGCACACAAAGAAATTCTGCAACAAATGGACATCTATTACAAGAACAATGAGAAGTTCCAAAAGAATAAGAATAGGGAGGCGGCTCGTAGAGCCAGGAAAGCCCTACTGAGATTGTTTCACCTAGTGAGACAGAGAAGAATAGAAATGTTGGAGATTTACAAGGATCCTAATTTCTATGACTTCAGAAAGTAAAGTTTGTTTTTTATTAAGGAGTGACCTATGCCACTTAAGAAAGGATACAGCCAAAAGACCATTGGCAAAAATATTGGAAGGGAAATCAAAGCAGGCAAGCCCCAAAAGCAGGCCATCGCCATTGCCCTATCTGTTGCAAGAAAGGCCGCACCCAAGGCCAAGAAAGCAATGTTCACAAAGTCTAAACGAGGAGGAAGAGCATAATGAAAAGAGCACTACCAAAAAGAGGCCAAAGAACGGCCAAAAACAAAAGAAAAAAGAAGAAATATTGAAAGAACTATAAATAGTTCGTCAAACTGATCAGATCAGGTTGGTGTCACTCACTTCACCTAATAAGGAGGCTCTAAATGAATGATATACAGGAAACTGGTACACCTACTGTTGAACCCGACTTCACAGCAGAAACCCAGGAAGGTAATACCAAATTTACTCAAGAAGACATTGATCGTATTGTCAAGGAAAGACTAGTTCGTGAAAGATCTAAGATTCTAAAACAGTATGAAGGTGTAGATGTTGAAAGGTACAGGTCACTTCTAGATGCTGAAGAAAAAAAGCAAATGGAAGAACAAAGCAAGAGAGGCGAGTTTGAAAAGATTCTCCAATCCACTGTGGGCAAAAAAGACCAGGCTATTCAACAACTACAAAAAGAATTGCAGGCTATCAAAGTTGATGGTGCTGTCTTAAATGCCGCAAGTGGCAAGAAAGCAGTAAACCCTCAGCAAGTGGTTAGACTGTTGAAAGACCAAATTCGTCTAGGCGATGCTGGCGTAGTTGAAGTACTAGATGACAACGGATCTGTAAGATACAATGACACTGGTGCATTAATGACAGCAGAAGAACTGGTTAGTGAATTTCTTTCAGCAAACCCACACTTTGTCAGTGCAGGCCCTAGTGGTACAGGCAGTCAAAGTTCAGTCAGCAAGGCTAATGGACAAATGGGAAGTTTTGATATTGACAGTCTCAATATGAATGATCCTGCACACAGGGCTATTTACAAAGAGCATATGAAGGCAAAAGGTATTCGTATCTAATTTAACATTTTAAGGAGCCTATAATGGCAAATTCAACATCAACAACCCTGGCTGGTCTGTTTACCACAATCCAGCAAACTGCATTGTTCACAATGCAAGAGAGAGCATTCATGCGTCCTCTAGTTCGTAACTACAACCTAACTGGTCAACCAGGCAAGGCTGCTCATGTGGGTATCTACCCAACTATTGCAACATCAAGTATCACCTCTGGTGAGAACAGTGACGCAACTGCAACAACCATCACAGCAACAGAAAAAACATTCACTGCAACCGAAGTGGCTATCATGGCAACTTTGACTGACATGGCTCGTGATTCTACTGCTGATGACAGTGCTGCCGCAATTGGTCGTGTTCTTGGCGAAACTCTTGCCAAGAAAGTAGACGAAGACATTGCCGCATTGTTTACTGGTTTTTCTAGTTCTGGCACAACTGCTGCCGGCGTAAGTGAATTAACACCTGACGACATCCTAAATGCCATTTCACAACTTCGTGCTAACAGCATCACTGGACCGTACATTGGTGTATTCCACCCATACCAAACCTACAACCTACGCAAAGTATTGGCCAACGCCGGTGCCGCAACAACTCCAGCATTAAGCAATGTTGGTAATGATGTGTTAAGCAACGGTTACATTGGTCGTTTGTTTGGCGTTGACATCTATGAGTCAGCAGTGGTAACTGGTACTTCCGCAGGTGCTTATGTCGGTGCAGTCTTCCATCAAGACGCATTGGTATTCGCAATGAAGAAAGACCTAGTGATTGAAACTCAAAGAGACGCAAGTCTTCGTGCAACAGAAATCGTTGCTAGTATGAGTTATGCAGTTGGCGAATTGTTCGACCTACACGGTGTGAAGATCGTCACAGACGCAAGCATCACAAACTAATCACTGATTAGTTAGATAAGGGCACTTTATTGTGCCCTTTCTTTTGAGTAAATAAAAAGCCAAAGTTGATTGTTCGTCCAAACACTTACCGGGAGCCGTAAAAGCCACTCATAACTGGGTGGCTTTTTCGTGGGTGACTAAATATACTGTGGAGAAGGACTCCACAGACAATTTACCCTAAAGCAGGACTGACAGGAGAGAGCCAATGGCTTTTGCGACTATTACCAATATCACGGAATACGAACCGGATATTTTAAACTACGGTTTGCCTAACTTTGATGATGCGATCACCAAGGCTGAACTAGATATAAAACGATACCTCAGAGTCAACTGGTGGCCCAGCCAACAGATTGGTCGTTTTGATATTACCATTGTTGGATACAATTCCGAAATGAACGAGGCATTATTAACCGATAGTCAATTCACCCGTGCCGCAGTTTACTGTGCTTTAGGCTACTACATCTACCCAAGATTATCTAAGTTTGAACCCACACTGGATGTGTTTCAAATGAAGTATGACTACTACAAGAAGATGTATGCAGAAGAAATAGATATGGTGATCCGTGACGGTATTGAATATGATGTTGACAACAACGACATAGTCACTGCCGCAGAAAAGTCACCTAGTTATTTCTTACGCCTAAAGAGGTAAGCAATGAGCACCAGAGAAACAGTAATAGAAAACATCGTTAGTTTGCTCAAGGACATGGATGATCCAAAACCCATCCTAGTAAGCCGTGAGCCCTTTGATGTTGAAAAACTCGCAATAACTCAATTTCCTGCCATACTGGTACAAAGTGGAGAAGAAATCCGTTTTGACTCTGCTATGAGATCACGAGAAGGACAGATCAACTATGTCATAAGATCCTTTGTTCGTGGTGTAGAACTAGACAAAAAGAAAAATGAAATTGTAGAACGCATAGAAGAAACACTTGACTCTGATCGTAAAAGAGGCACAAGTAATTTTGCTATGAAGACACAGGTCATATCAGTGACTCCTGTAGATAGACTTGCACCATTGGGTGAAGTTCTTGTCACTGTGCAAGTGCAATACAAATATCCAAGGGGGACAACATAATGCGTATAGAAATATTCAAAGACGATGAGACACAATGGGTCAAACCAGATCGTCTAGAAAGGTTTTTGGAAAAGGGTTGGCAAACAGCACAATCTGCTCCAAAAAAAGTCAGCCTAACCCGAACAGTCAAAGCAACGATTGTCAAGGCCGAGGCTGAAGTAGTAAAAGAGGAAATTCCTTTAGAGGAGGCACCTCAAACAATGCCAACCGAACCAATAGGAGAATAAGATGGCTAACTATCAAGGTAATAATGGATCTGTAAAGATCAAAAGTGGAAGTGATGCTCTTACAGCCGTAGCAGATGTAAGAACATGGAGTGTGACCGTAAACCGTGAAACTGTTGAAACCACAGCAATGGGTGACGATTTCAGAACATATTTGAAAGGAATAGGTATGTTCAACGGCAGCATGGACATCGTGTATAACGATTCCGAGTCTACTGTTGTGGCAACGGCAATGAACCCAGACACAGATGCGGCTGTCACTGTTGAGTTTTACAACGACTCAGCAGACGGTACCAAATTTGTAGGTACTGTGATTGTAACTGCTTTCACTGTGAACGCAAGTTATGACGGTCTAGCAACTGCTTCTGTAACCTTCCAAGGTACAGGTGCACCAACTGTAACCAACTGGGTATACTAATTGAACATCACTGTTGACCTAGTCGGTAGCACAGAAAGTCTGAAGGAACTGGAGGACATAATTCTCCAGTTTCGTCAGATGGTGGCCACTGAATTTAAGTCGCAGGTAGTTCCCAGAACGCCCATTGACCAGGGCCGTGCCAGAGCAGGTTGGCAACAACGAAATTCTGGTACAAATATTTCAGTGGAGAACTCTGTGCCATATATAGAAAGATTGGAACGAGGTTATTCACGACAAGCACCGAGAGGGTTTGTAAATCAAGCCATCACGGCCACAATCGCAAAAACTAACAAGAAACTAGGAAAGTAAAATGGACGAACAAAACACACAACCAAAGAAAAAAGGATCTGCTATTGAATTGGTTAAAAAACAATTCCAAGCAAAGATTGCCGGTAAACTAAATCAATACACCGTTGAAGAATGGGGTATGGATGTCTACTATAGAAGCATTACTACTCTCAAGCAAGAAGCCAAGATTGTTGAATTATCAACACAGGGTAAGAATGTAGAAGCACTAGTAGAAGCAGTGATAATCAAAGCACTGGATGAAGATGGTAAGCCATTATTCAGTCCCTACGATAAAGCATCACTGATGAACGAAGCAGACCCAGCAGTGATCTTGAAACTAAGTCGTGTTCTCAACGGCGGTGATCTACCAAGTGTAGAGGAAGTAGAGGGAAACTAACACGGGACAGAGAACTTTGGTTTCTAATGTTTTTGGCCAAAGAACTTCATAAGTCCCTTGATGAGATCCTAGAACTATCCACATTGGAATTTACCATGTGGGTGGCATTCTACAATCTGCAGGGTAAACAACAAAAGACAAGGATGGGGCGGTAATGGCGGATACAAGCATAGTCGTTAAACTGATAGATGAGACCCGAGCAGGGTTTCAATCTATCAACAGTAATCTAGATGGACTGGATAGAAGCACCAGTGCTCTCACCAGTAGTTTTAACGGCCTTAAGACCGCAGCCGCAGCCTTTGTTGGTGTGGTGGCCAGCAAAGCCACTATAGACTTTATTGACACGATCCAGACCATGGACAACAGGTTAAAACTTGTTACCAAGAGTCAAGGTGAATTGAATACCACCTTCAATGATCTGTTTACTGTTGCACAAAAGACACGCAGTCCTTTAACCGAGACTGTGGACCTTTACAGCAAACTAAGCCAGAATCAATCAGTCAGCAGACAGACCACAGATGACCTTAAGAAAGTCACAGAAGCATTTACCACATCATTAGCCATCAGTGGAACCAGTGGCCAGGCGGCTGCTGGTGCCATTACGCAATTCTCGCAGGCCATGGCAAGTGGTAAACTACAGGGTGATGAATTCCGTAGTATGGCAGAAGCCAACCCTAAACTATTGGCCATCATCAGTGAACAAACAGGCATTGCTCGTGAAGAACTCAAGAAGTTGGCCAGTGATGGTTTCCTTACTGCTGAGATTGCCAGCATTGCCTTAAAACAGGCCCTACCTGAACTGCAAAAAGAAATGGCCAATACGGACATCACAGTTCGTCAGGCTATTACAGGTATGACCAATGAATTCCAAAGACTAGGTAGAGAATTCTTAGATTCAAGTGGAACCAGTAAAACTCTAGTTGAAGCCATTCAGTTTATTACAGAAAATATGAAATATTTAGAACCTACTATCAAGTTAGTAGGTGTGGCATTAGCCGGGGCATTTGTATTCTTTGCTCCTTGGACTGCGGCACTAACTGCCGTTGCGGCAGCAGTGGTCTATTTTAGTAAAGAACTTGCACCATTGTCACAGATGATACTTGATGCATTTGGTGCCGCCCTAACAGCAGTAGTGCCTATTATTGCTGGGGTTGGTAATGCAATAGTTGCTTTGGCCAAGTTGGAAAATCCATTTACTGCCTATACCGCAGCCAGTGAAAAGAGTGCGGCTAGTTTTGTAAAAACAGAAGGCAGCACAAAAAGCCTAAAAGATGAAACCACAAGACTCAGTGACGAAAGCAAAAAG